CCAGGTTCCATAAATGGAATACTGATCGGCGGCCTATCTATCCTTTTACTAAAAGGAATAGTAGACCATTCGCGTTGGTGCAATTATCCAACACGGTCTCACCAAAGTTGCCTAAGGTGGCCCCCACGATTACTCGCTTTTGGGTAGGACTGGGTCAGCCCTAGGATAACAGGTTGTTAACAACCTGGTGTATCGTTTGTTTAGCCCTTGTGCTTTTTTCTACTGAAAACACTTTTTGAATTACTCTTTCGTCACACCGGTTTGATCTTAGACGTATCCTTAGATAAGTGTCCGACAAGTTTTAACTTCTTGGCGGCCTTAATCATAAGTGATATGGATAAGATGTCCGGTCCTTTAACCGAACCAACCGAGACCCCTGAACTCAGTAACCCTTTGTCTTTTGTGACAAGGGCTACTGGTCCACGGGCAAGTATTAAAACTTCTCCAAGGAATTCGGGTGAGACTCAAGAGTAGGACATAAACCACTTACTAGTAAGCAGGGATGAGGAAACCCCATTTCGGGGGACCAAAGACTGCTTATCAGAGGGAGTTAACAATTCATCCCACAGGTTTGAACTAATCTTATCCTCCGCCGATATGAAAGGCGAAGCGACAAGAATTCATAGTTCAGACCATGTGGTGAAGAAAAGTTTACTCTTCTCGTCTTTTACATTCATGAATGCAATTCACTTGGTGATCAATTCATTATGATCCCAAGCGAACTTGTAGACATTAGCAACCGCCTGTTTGTAAAGCAGGGCAGCTAGTTCATGCATCATCTTTAACAACGATGATCAAACAACCATAGAGAACCTATTTAGATATAGAGAAAGCGTATCCCCAAAAGTTGCTAAGAGTTTTAACTCTGCTTCCAATGCGGTGACGTCTAACTTACCCTTCGGACCTGTTGCTGCTTTTGCAGCTTCAGTTCCTAGGGCTATACCTAATAGTACCAGAATCGTTTCTAGCCTTGAATCGCTAGAACTTTTCAGTCCTAACGACCCGACTATAAACGATCTACTCAGGGGATTTAAATCCTCTGGGGCTATGGCTTCCAATAATCGATGAAAGGGTTCAGAAACATGCAAACCTGCTATGCTGTCCAGTGTTGAAATCAAGAGGTATAAAAACCTCTGGAGATCTTCCTGAAGAAGCAAGCCGATTGGGAGAGGAGATAGGTTATCACCATTAACAATCAATTTGGATGCGAACTCAACCGAGTTGTATCCGGGTGTAGGGATTACCCTCTTTGCAGAGGAAATCTCGACACCAATTGATGTTATGATT